TCAGTGCCGGTTATAATATGGAACACATGGCCGGTTAGTCAAACGGTTAAGACGCTGCGTTCTCAGCGCAGAGAGTATGGGTTCGAATCCCATACCGGTCACCATTTGATTTAGATACGAACTCTCCACCTTCACAGGATTCTGTAAGATGGGGAGTTCGTTCTTATAATTGAACTGAATTTCAATGTAATTTTCATGCACTATTACACAGCGGACGAGAGACGAGAGCAATATGCTCTTGTACTTGTCCGCTGTTTTTAATTTCTGGGAAATAGAGTAGAAGAAAAATTCAATGTGCTGCTCTGTCAAATGTATGCTTCCTTCCAGTAATTTCTGTCGAGAAACCTCGTCTTTTAACCCCTGAAGGCGGTTTTCATAATTTTTAATATGATTTGTCATGGTCTCAGAAATAAGGCCGTTCTCGACCGCCTGAATGCAATTTTTGAGCTTTTTATTAATGTCTGCTATCTGGTTTTGAAGAGATTGGATTTCCAGTGATTCTTTTTTGTCCTTCTGCATCTTCATGGCCTGTTTTGCGATAGCTTTGATGGCTTCCGGTTTAGAAAGTATCTGTGTCGTGATTTTACATATGAGATTTTCCAGAGCATCCTGCCGGATATTTTTGGACGGACATTTCTTTTTCAGATGAGAGGTGCAGGCATAATAGTAGTACAGTACGCCTTGCTTTGAGGTACCGGATACTCCGACCATCTTACTGCTGCATCGGCCACAAAATAGTTTTCCGGTAAGGTGGAAATCTTTACTACATGAGCGGATATGATTCTTTTTTCTGAATTGCATGTGTTTCTGGACAGCTTCAAAAGTCATCTTGTCAATGATAACGGGAATAGCATTTTCTTTCCGAATATCCCGCCAGATGAATGTACCGGTATATCTCTCATTTTTTAGAATAACCCGCAGCGTATTATAGGAGAATGGCCTGCCGGCTGAATTGGTGTAATGGTGTTTATTCAGCTCGTCAATGATATATTTCTGATTATGTCCCTCCAATGCCAGCTGATAGATCTGCCGGACAATGGCCGCTTTGGGTTCATCAATGACAAGATGATGTTTCTCATCCAATTTATAACCTAAAGGGACGATACCGCCCGCCCATTTTCCTTCCAGGGCGTTTTCCGTCATGCCGCGCGTGACGTTTTCAGCCAGTTCTGCAGAGTAGTATTCTGCCATTCCTTCAATTAAAGATTCTAATAGGATCCCGGATGGATCGTCTGCTATATTTTCCATGGCAGATACGACACGAATACCATATTGCTTGAGTTTGTGCTTATATCTTGCACTGTCATAGCGATTTCTAGCAAAGCGATTGAGTTTATATACCAGGACAATATTGAAGGACATTGTAGCTGCATCACGAATCATCATCTGAAACTCTGGCCGCTGATCAGAGCGTCCGGTCATGGCTCTGTCTGCGTAAGTATGAACAATGGTGATGTTATTCCGGCGGGCGTAGTCTTCACATACCCGCAGTTGCCCTTCAATGGATTCCTCTCGCTGCCGGTCCGACGAGTATCTGGCATATATTACGGCCTTTACGGCTTGCTTTTCTTCTGTTTTAGGCATAAAAATAGAGCCTCCTTCTAGGGTGTTTGGAGGCTTTATGATATAATATATACATAATCTGCCTCCGACAAGAGTGGATTATAACCGCAACCCGGTACTGGTAATGCCTGGCTGCATTCCCCTGTCATATTTCACGATATGGCAGGGGCTTTTTATTTTATTTTCCCTTGCCCTTGATGCCCAGTAGCTTCTTAAGGATGCCAGGGCGCTTTTCGTACATCAGCTCAAGGATTTCTGTAATGGTGTCTAGGGTATTCTTAGGATGCTTGGCGCTCGGGTAGGAATCAAGGTCAAGCTTTTCTGCCACAAAGTCCAGGCTGAAAGACTCCCAGCTTTCGTGGCGCTCACAAAAATAATCATAAAGGTCGATAAAGTGCATCTCCAGTTCTGGAAGGTGATTCTTTTTCAAGGTTGCTTGCAGCGCTCTCAGATGAGCGTCTGCATAGTAGGTGATGACGTTCTTCCCAGAAAAATATGGTTCAATCTTTGGCCATACGTCTTTGAATGTCGGAGCATCGGCTACATCTTCTGGCTTGATATCGTGATAATTGGAAAAGGAAAATGATTTCACTTTGGGATTTACCAGGCGGATCAGATCTTTGTACTGCTCGTTTTCGATATGGCGGACAGATATCTGACATGTGCTGCCATAGCCTTTGTTGGCCCGCTGAATGTTGAAGATGGTGGCCTGGTAAGGAAATTTCACTGGATGCCATTCATCAGCCAGAACTTGCTTGCCTGCTATTCTTTGGGTGTGCTTCTTTTGTGCCCTGAGCCGGTCCCGTTCTTCTTTCTCCTCAGGGTCGGAAGAAAAGAGGCTACTTATAAAGTTGAACAATTCATACATCCCTCCCTGGCTTTTTGAGCTTAATGAAACGATGTGGCACTCCCCGGCAATTGGCCAGGGTGTAAATAGATGTTCCTGGATGCTCTGCCAGATATCCGTCATTTAACAGTAGTTCTACAGCAAACATGTTTGCCAGTCTCTCCACCCGGTCAGCATTGATATTCATGGTGTAGGTCTTAAGCCACTGGGTATTGTCATTGGGGGTGCAAAGCGCATGGCCAAGTTCGTGCGCACAGACAAACGGCAGCATGGATTCCGGTGTTCGTCTGTCATCAATGATAATAAATTTTGAACGTTTATATTTGAGATAGTTGCCAAATTTACCGCCCAGGTCCGCATACATGATGCGGATATTTTTATATGAAGCAAGCCGGAATGGATCGTCTGTTTTGTACCGACGGATTAGAGTGACAACTTTTCGCTGCACATCCATAGGTTTCAGTCCTTCCGGTATTTCTTAGGGGTATATTTTTTCTTTGCAATCTTTTTTGCTACCATCATGGCAGCCTTGATAGTGGCTTTGAATGCTTCCATATCTTCTATATCACCATCGCCCTCATAGGCTGCAGAAGAAACAGAATTCATCATGTCCTCTAGGTCGGATTCTATTTCACGTTCATCCCTCTGGGTAAGTTCTGTTATCTCTGTTTCTTGGTTTAGAAGGCTATCTGAGAAGCGTGGATCTATATCGGATTTTTTTATATGTAAGGCATCTGCTATTTTTTGTACGTTACCGGCGTTCGGTGTTGAGCGCATAGCAAAATATCCAGATAAAGTAGAAACCGGTATTCCTGTCATATCTGAAAGTTGATACTGTGTCAGCCCCTCGGTATATCTTTTTAAATTCTTTGATATTTGTTCTCGGAGCTCTTTATCAAATTTTGATAGTTTATTTCTGGGCATTTGGTCACCTTCTTTCTCATCTACTGTGCATATTATAACGAATATAATCGTTTATAGCAATAGTTGTAGATTATGAAAAACGAAAAAAAACGTTATCTATTATTGACAAAACGAATAAACTCGTTTATCATGATATTCAGAATAAAGGAGGTGATAAAATGCTAATCACACTAGAAGCAGCAAGAAAGAATATTGGATATTCGCAAAAAGAAGCAGCTGCCTTATTTGGCGTGCATTATCAAACTTTAGCCAAGCTTGAAGAGGATAGTTCAAATGCTCCATACAGCTTTATTCAGTTAATTCCAAAGGTTTATAAAATTTCTAAAGATAATATTTTTTTTGGACATAAAAACGAGTTTATTCGTTTATTGAGGAGGCAGGAGGTGTGAGTGATGGAAAAGAAAAAGTCCGTATTTTCAACCAATGTGGTTTTTAAAGTTAAAAGAGTTTCTGTCATAGAGGTGGATAGTGTTGAGGGAACCGGTACAGAATCTGATCCGATAAGGCATGTCGCTAGTTTCTGGACGGATAGCGGCCGTCTCATCGGAACGTGGACAATCAGGTCGAATGATGATCAGCTATGAACTTCATAGCCTCCTGAAGAGTATTTTCCTGATTAATAGATGCAGCAAGAGCCCTGATGAATTTCTTCATCTCTTCCATATCATAATCGGGATGCTTGTTTACCAGATGTACATAATCATTTCCCAACCATGTACTTGCTTTTGCAAGTGCTTGGATTGATGGAAGAGTAATTCTTTTTATTGAATCACCCAATGATTCGGACTTGATAGCATCTGATTTTTCCGGGAATTTTTGGGTCAGGTAATCCTTCACAAGCTGTTCAACAGCTTTCCTGTATCCCATTCCGGCAATGTGATATAGATTTTCTGCTTGAGCTTGTAATGATTGCCGATATATCTCAGCAAACACCGGATAAGCATGGGTAATGTCATTTAGCAAATCTAATTTAGCAATGACGGGAAATATATGATCGGGTCCATCTTCATTTCTATCAATGTGGAAAAAGTGATCGCAGTTGGTGCATTGGAAGGTGACTGTAAGATTATTACTCATGGTGTGAACACCTTCTGCAATGGTTGCAGAGATTAGTTTTGGGTCGAAAGCCACACCACATATCGGACAGCTAGTGGGGACGTCTATTTCATAGTTAGAAAAAATACCCATGTTATTAACTGGGATTTCACGAATCATAAATACCACTCCTTTCTATATAGATTATAGCAGGGAAGCTGGGCGTAAAAAAAGGAGGTAAGCGGCATGTATACGTTGATGTGGTACATCAAAGAATACGTTTATAGTCATTCGGAAGAATACCAGCAGTGGATGAAGGAGAAAGGGGGTGAGGGAAATGAATGATTTAAAGATTTTCAATAATCCGGAGTTTGGAGATATCCGGACTATCACGATTAACAATGAACCGTATTTTGTGGGGAAAGATGTAGCAGAAATTCTTGGATACTCAAAGGCAAGAAATGCCATTGCCACACATGTTGACATGGAAGATAAAAAGGACGCCCCGATTCAGGGCCCCCTTGGTGGAACTCAAGTAATGACCATCATTAATGAATCTGGGCTATACAGCCTCATCCTCAGTTCGAAGCTGTCAACAGCCAAGCGGTTCAAACGCTGGGTGACCAATGATGTGCTTCCGGCTATCCATAAGCATGGTGCATACATGACGGAAGAGACGATTGAAAAAGCAATTACTTCTCCCGATTTTCTGATAAAATTAGCGACCAATCTCAAGGAAGAGAAAGAAAAGAGACTGGCAGCAGAACGGCAGATTGAAGCAGATCGTCCGAAAGTCACTTTTGCTAATGCCGTGAATGTATCCAAAGACGGAATGCTGATTGGTATGCTTGCAAAGCTGCTTCATCAAAATGGTGTGGATATTGGTCAGAAACGACTCTTCCAGTGGATGCGGGATAATGGGTACCTGATGAAAAGCGGTGCCGACAGGAATATGCCGACACAAAAAGCGAGAGAGTTAGGCCTGTTTAAAGTCAAAGAACGTGCCATTGATAATCCGGATGGATCCGTACGACTGACTCGTACAACGCTTGTAACCGGGAAAGGGCAGGAATATTTCATTAATAAATTTCTGAATGCGAGGTGAATAAGATGATCCGAAAGAAACGGCATTACAGATGGGGCAGAATCGGACTACTGATAGCAACTGCCGTACTGGGAACGGTCAGCATCTCGTCTTGCAGGGATATTCTTTTTAGCGAACCGAAGTACATTGAATACCACACAGTTGTCAATGAAGGGGAAACCGTCTGGGATATTTGTTCCAAGATCAACAATAACCGGGAGGATGTAAGGAGTGTGATTTACCGAACAATGCAAGCAAACCATATTTCTGATGTAGGTAATGTACAGCCTGGCACCAAACTGATTGTTTATGTAAAGGAGAGTAAATAATGACCTTTATGAGAAAGAAAAAGCCTGTCGCTGGAGGCAACCAACGGCAGGCAGGTGGAAAAGTTTTACTCATCAATTCCGCCTCTATTTTAACAAATTTTGGAGGGAAATGAAATGGCGTATACAAATTGCGACTTGATTTTATCGGTAAAAGATGCAGAAGACCATAAAAAATGGCTTAAGACAAGAGATAAAGGGATTTGCGGCAGTGATGCGGCTGTCATTATGGGATTGAACCCCTATAAGTCCCCATATCAACTTTGGCTGGAAAAGACCGGGCAGGCAGAGACTCCGGACTTGTCAGGAAATCAACGTGTTTACTGGGGCTCCAAGAATGAGCCCAATATTGCTGATTGGTTCCAGGAGGAGACCGGTAAAAAGGTAATGCGTCTGGGAACCTTGCAGAACAGGGAATATCCGTTCATGCTGGCCAACGTAGACCGCACAGTGGTTGGTGAGAATGCAGGACTTGAAATTAAGACTGCCGGAAGTAGCCAATACCGGAAATGGAAAGATGGCGAAATCCCGGATGCTTATTATTGCCAATGTCTACACTACATGGCGGTAACCGGGGCGGATTACTGGTATATTGCCGTCCTCCTAGGCGGAAACGACAGCAAGTGGAAACGGATTGAACGGAATGAAGAAGACATTCGGACGCTCATTGAGGCTGAAAAAGAATTCTGGAATTTGGTCCAGACGAAGACTGCTCCGCCGGTCGATGGATCCCTTTCCTGCTCCCAGGCACTGGCTGCCAGGTATGCTGACAGTCGGGATGAAGAAATCATGCTTCCGGAAGAAGCAGATACTCTAATTGCCAGCATCAACAGCGATACGGAAATCATGGATAGACTGCAAGAGCAGATTGATCTGAATAAAAACCGGCTGAAAGAAATGCTGGGAGAGGCAGAGAGGGGTCGCATTGGCTCTTTCCAAGTGATCTGGAAGCTGACCAGCCCACGGGAAACCTGCTCACTGTCCAAAGTCAAGAAGGCAGCACCTGAAGTTTATCAGATGCTTAAGGATTCTGGATATATTTCAATCGGCAAGGCAAGTCGAAGGTTTTCTATTAAAGAAGTTAAGGAGGACAAGTAATCATGAATACCAAAGGTGGGCTAACAAAAAGAAATACCCAGATGCAGGAAATGCAGCAAAAAGATACGTCCCTGAAAGGGCTTATCAAGGCCATGGAACCGGAAATCAAGAAGGCACTCCCTTCTGTCATTACCCCGGAACGCTTTACCCGAATGGTTTTTACCGCACTTTCCAGCACTCCGAAGCTCCAACAGTGCACACCACAGTCTTTTTTAGGGGCGATGATGCAGGCCGCTCAATTAGGGCTAGAACCTAATACTCCCATTGGACAAGCTTACCTGATACCATACGGGAATTCTTGCCAATTTCAGTTAGGCTATAAGGGCCTTCTTGATTTGGCATACCGGTCTGGAGAAATTAAAGATATCCAGGCCCATGAAGTTCATGAAAATGATGAATTTGAGTATGAGCTTGGGTTGGAACCGAAGCTAAAGCATATCCCGGCTAAAAGTAATCGCGGCTCTGTCACCATGTACTATGCGGTCTGGCATACCAAGACCGGTGGATACGGCTTTGAAGTTATGAGCTATGAGGATGTGCTTGAATTTGCCCAAAAGAAATCTAAGAGCTTCCATAACGGGCCGTGGCAGACGGACTTTGATAGCATGGCCAAAAAGACAGTGTTGAAACAAGCTCTTAAATACGCACCCATCGCTACAGATTTCATGAAGGCTGTTGCTACAGATGAAACTGTGAAATCTCGTATTTCTGACAACATGGAAGATGAACCGGATGAAACAATGACTATTGATGTAGAAGCCATGCCGCAGAATGTAGACCCGGAAACCGGGGAAATTATCCCAGCTGATAAATCAGCAGATGAAAAAATTTTAAATGAATAATGGAGGCTGAAATCATGAATCGGGAAAAATCAATTATCATCACCAAAGTAAAGATAGCCAAAGGAAAAATCAAAATTAATTACGATAAATCTCGCGAGGGCTTTTTTGAATCTTTTTACATGGAATCAGGAGAAAAAGCTGCCCCCGAATTCTATGGTGCTTTTCAGAATTTATCCGCTCATGTAGCGGCTATCATGTGCTTTATTGGCGATGTGATGAAAGATCGTATTGTTCCGAATGAAGTTGCATTCTCTTATGACGATTTAGGCCTTATGACTGCCAAGATAGGATTCAATCTCTATATACCGGTGGCAGATGAATATGTATCGATTAGCACACCTGCGCGGAAGGAAGCATTAAAAGCTACGGATGATAATGATCCTAAATTTCTTGCAGACTCAACATTGAATGCTCTGCAGGATGTCATTGACGAAGCTGAAAAATATATTAATGGTGAACGTGCACAGGGTGATTTATTTAAAGATGCAGGATAATCCTTCCTGGATTGAATTAGGGACAGTACCTGCGGAAACAAATACGAGCCGCTGGTACGTCCTCATCTCTGATTGAAAGGAGGGAGACAATGGCCGATAAAAGAATGATGAGTAAGTCTGTCATTGATACAGATGTATTTCTTGATATGCCGACAAGTACTCAATGCCTGTATTTTCAACTGTTGCTGCGTGCGGATGATGACGGATTCTTGAAAAATGCGAAAACCATTATGAGGACTGTGGGCGCATCACAGGACGATATGAAGTTATTGATAGCGAAACAATATCTTATCCTTTTTGATAGCGGAACAATCGTGATTAAACATTGGAGAATTCATAACTACATCAAAAAAGACCGATATAAACCTACAGATTGTGAAGAAGCACGTCTGATTGATGTCAATGATAAAGGCGAATATATCTTGCCGGAACCAACCTGTATCCAAAATGGAACCACTACGGAACCAACCTGTATCCAAAATGGAACCACTACGGAACCAACCTGTATCCAAAATGGAACCTCAGGTAAGGTTAGGTTAGAGATAGAGTTAGGTAAGAGTAAGGGTAGCGTAAATAAAAAAATAAAAAAAGAAAGCGCGCTATCGGCGGACGTGAAAAGACAAAAACTATTTGCTTCGTATCAAGAGAAAATCAAACCCATCAGTGGCAGTGTGGAAGGTGATAGGCTATCAAGTCTTCTTGATGATTATGGTTTGGACCTTTGCCTGAAGGCGATTGACAGAGCTGTACTCAGAAAACGACGATCTCTCAGATACATTTCCGGGATATTGCGAAGTTGGCAGAAAGACGGATATGATGAACCGAAAGAAGAAAACGATGATAGGCGGTACGTCAAGAAAAGTGAAAGCCCGCCGGAAGAGGTAAATAACATTCCTTTTTGACAAAGAGGTGATTAGACATGGAAGCAGTAAGCGAAAGTATTGCGGACACCATCAGTGAATTGAAGCTAAGTGCAAAACATTATGCGCCAGAACCGACAAAACTTTCCAAGGACGGTATTAACTGCACACGTTGTGGAAACAGCGGATGGGTACCCGTTGAGAAGGAAAACGGTACTGTAGCTATGGCCTATTGCCCTGATTGCTGGGAGCGGCGGCAGATAGCTCGGAGGCTCAAACAGTCGGGCATCTCTCCCCAAGACTACGAGCGATATACGCTGGATTCCTTTGATGAGAAAAGAAGCCCTGTTGCCGGAAAGATGAAGGCCCTGGCTGTCCAATATCTGCATGAACATAAACCGGGCGGTCCTGGATTCGGACTGTTTGGTAAATCCGGTATGGGCAAGACCCACATCTGCATTGCCGTGTGCCAGGAGCTGACAAAACACTTTCATGAACCGCACTACTATTTTTCCTACCGGGCGGAAGTTCCAAAGCTGGTAAAAGCATCTAGAAGCTATAGCACAGATTATGATGCTGCCATGCATAAATGGAAGACCTGCCAAAATCTGTATATTGATGACCTGTTCAAGTTTTCTGGAAAGGTGCAGGAAGGAAAGTTGGTAGATATTGACCGGGAAGAACTGAAAATCGTCTTTGATCTGATTAACGCCAGATACTTGAATCACCTGACAACGCTGTTCAGTAGCGAATACATGGTGAAAGATATGACCGATATAGATGAAGCCTTGGGAAGTCGAATCTATGAAATGGTGAACCCATATGCAGTACTGGTAAAAGGGCAAAATCAGAGACTGGCAGGGCTACGCCGATGATTAAGAACGAAGAAGGATATATGGATCCGACGTATGCTGGTGCATACAAAACAATCCGGCAGGAAGAAAAACGGAAGCAAGATGAAGCGGATGCGGCCAGAATGGAGACAGCAATTCACCAGGCTAAAGCTATTTTCAAAGAAGCTGGGTTTGAAGTCATTGAACGAATTGTACTTAAAAATATCCGAACTGGAAGGGTTTACAGATAATAACAGGAGGCCAAGCGATGAAAGGATACAAAGGATTTGATAAAGACTGGAAATGCCGTGATATGCAGTATGAAGTGGGCAAAACATATGAAGAAGCAGAAGCAAGGTTATGCAATAAAGGCCTGCATTTTTGTGAAAATCCATTTGACGTATTTAATTATTATTCCCCCAGTAACCAATCAAGATATGCGGTTGTTGAAGCTGAAAATGTGACGGACGAAAAAGATTCTGATACAAAAAGAGTAGCCAAAAAGCTGACGATTAAGACGGAGCTTAATCTTATCGGCATTGTAAAAGCGGGCATGGAATATATCAAAGAGCACATTAACGTTGAGAAGATAAAAGAAAAAGCTTTTGACAGATCCACGGCA